TCAATGAACATGATAGAAAAGATATAGATAGTTGGGACACGTTAAATCATATTTATATAAACTTACAAGAATACAAAACAAAAATGCATTTACTAGACTTCAATGATCTTGTTAAAAAAGTTGTAAACTCAAAAAAATTTCCTAAGTTAAAAGCTGTTTTTATAGACGAAGCACAAGACTTATCTCCATTACAATGGCAACTATATGATAAATTAAAAGAAAATTGTGAAGATATGTATTTAGCTGGCGACGATGATCAAGCTATCTTTGCGTGGGCTGGTGCTGATGTAAATAGATTTATACAAGAACCTGCAAATGAAAAAGTTTTAAGATATTCCAGAAGGGTATCTAAAGCTGTGCAAGATCAATCTCAAATAGCAGTGAGTCAGATATCAGGCATCAGGAAACATAAAGAATACTTACCACGAGCGCAAAAGGGTCATGCGTCTTACATCAATAATTTTGGCCAGGTTGATCTTTCAAAAGGAAAATGGTTAATCTTAACTAGAACTAAAAGCAATTTGTTAGACATAATGAAAGAACTTAAAAGTAAAAATATTTATTATCAAACTAACAAAGGCAAAAGTTTTAATGTTGGTATTTATAATGGAGCCATGGCTTATACTAAATGGATAAGAGAAGGTAAGCTTGAAGAAAAAGAAATTAATGACGTTAAAGAATATATTCCCAATGGTAATTGGAATCCTGAAAAAAATTGGTATGATATATTCGTAGCTGATCAGAAAGAAATACTTTACATTCGAAATATAATTTCTGGGGGTGAAAAACTTTATGAAAATGCAAGGATATGGTTGTCTACAATTCATGCTGCAAAAGGTGGTGAAGAAGACAATGTAATATTATCATTACATCAAGGGGCCAAAGTACAAAAAAGTATTCGTCTAAGTGTTGACAAACAAGATGAAGAGCATAGAGTGTGGTACGTGGGTATCACAAGAGCAAGAAATAACTTATATAAACTGAAAGCTAAAAAGAAAATAAAGGAGTATAGACTATGACAAATAAAGATATATTTGAGGAATCATTTCCACAATACACCCAAGTAGGAGGGAATCATTACACTAAATTTCCCATACAACCCTACGAATTTATTTCAAAGAATGATCTTTCATTCTTTCAAGGAAACGTTGTTAAATACGTTTGTCGTTATCAACGTAAAGGAGGAGCAGAAGATCTTAAAAAAATTGTGCATTACTGCCAGTTAGAATTATTAAAATTAAATGATATGAAAAAGAAAAAATAATGCCTAACAGAAATTTTAAAACAAAAAACATTACTGTAAACAAACACAAGTTTCGTTTAGAAATTTATGGTAGTTTAGTTGATTGGGAAATATTTCCTCATACTTATGATGCAGCTTTGTATGCATTTAGTAATAAAAACAAATTAAATAAACTAGTAGAAAAAAAATATATATTAGAAAAATGAAGATACCTAAATACTTAACACAAACGGAATGGGTGCAACCTAATGAATATCCTGATCTAAGAGATTATGATGAGATTGCAATTGATTTAGAAACTAGAGATCCTGATTTAAAATCAAAAGGATCTGGTGCAGTTATAGGTAATGGTGAAGTTGTTGGTATTGCTGTCGCTACGTTTAATGATAAATGGTATTTTCCTATTGCACATGGTGAAGGACCAAACATGAATAGAATTAAAACTTTAGAATGGTTTAAAGATATTTGTGAATGCCCTGCTACAAAAATATTTCATAATGCAATGTATGACGTATGTTGGATACGTAATTTAGGTATAAAAATCAATGGTTTAATTGTAGATACTATGATTGCATGTTCTGTCTTAGATGAAAATAGATTTGCATATACGTTAAATGCATTGTCATGGCATTATTTAAACGAAGGTAAAAATGATAAAGCTTTAAATGAAGCTGCTAAATCAAGAGGACTAGATCCAAAAGCTGACATGTGGAAATTACCTGCACATGAAGTCGGAGCTTATGCTGAGAAAGATGCTGAACTAACTTTTAAACTTTGGCAGCATGTAAAAAAATTATTATTAGAAGACGACTGTCAAGATATATTTAATCTTGAGACAGATCTTTTTCCTTGTTTAGTTGATATGCGTTTCCTAGGGGTGCGGGTAGACGTGACAAGAGCCAATCAATTAAAAAAAGAATTGACAACACAAGAAGAAAGATTAATCCACCAAGTAAAAATAGAGACAGGAGTAGAAACTCAAATATGGGCTGCACGTAGTATTCAAAAAGTTTTTGAACATTTAAAACTACCTTTTGAAAAAACTGCAAAAACTGGTGCGCCTTCATTTACAAAAAATTTCCTTTCTAATCATGAGCATCCTGTAATTCAAATGATAGCAGAAGCTAGAAAAATAAACAAGGTTAATACAACTTTTATTGATACAATTTTAAGACACGAACATAATGGTAGAATTCATGCAGAGATAAATCAAATTAGATCTGATGATGGAGGAACAGTTACAGGTAGATTTAGTTATTCAAATCCTAATTTACAACAGATTCCTGCTAAAGATCCTAATACAGGTTCACTAATAAGAGGTTTATTTTTACCTGAAGAAGGTTGTAAGTGGGGTACGTTTGATTATTCGCAACAGGAACCAAGACTAGTTACAGAATATGCATTAAGATTTGGACTAGCCTCAGTTAACAAAATTGCTGATGCGTACGACAGTAATCCTAAAGCAGACTTTCATCAAACTGTTGCAGACATGGCAAAAATTCCAAGATCACAAGCTAAAGTAATTAACCTTGGTTTATTTTATGGAATGGGTAAAGCTAAATTAGAAGCAGAGCTTGGTGTATCAAAAGATAAAGCTAAAGAATTGTTTGATACCTATCATGCTAAGGTTCCATTTGTAAAACAATTAACAAATCAATTAATGAGTGCTGCTCAAAAACAAGGTAGAATTAAAACTATATTAAATAGAAAATGCAGGTTTCCAAAATACGAACCTATATTAAAAGGTAACGATTGGGGAAAATTTGTTCCTGCACAAGATCATGAAAGAATGTTAGAACTTCAAGCTATGGGCCCTTACATGAAAGACGAAGAAGGAGAATTTATAATTGATAAAGATGGCAATAAACAAAAAAATTATTGGCATGAAAACGGTCACCGTAGAGCATTTACATACAAAGCTCTTAATAAATTAATTCAAGGATCAGCTGCAGACATGACAAAGAAAGCAATGTTAGAACTGTATAAAGAAGGTATCACTCCACATATACAGATACACGATGAACTTGATATATCTATTGCAGATGATTTAGAAGCTGCAAAGATAAAAGAAATAATGGAGAAAGCAGTTGATTTACAAATTCCCAATAAGGTAGACTATGAATCTGGACCTAATTGGGGCAGCATAAAATAATGAGAATCTTAACGATTCATGATTCCCATAATGCTTCCATTTGCGAAGTAGAAAATAACAAGATTATTTATTTCCAAGAAGCAGAAAGATTAAACAGAATAAAGAAAAGTCACAACTGGGAAATATTACTAGAAAAATATAAAAATAAAAAATTTAATGAAATTATTTTTGTATTTGCTCATGGACCTCAAGGTTACAATAATAATTACAATAGTAATACTGAACAGATAATTAAAAATGTATTTAACTTTTTTAATATTACGTATGATACTTTTTCTGTAAAAACAGGGCATCATTTTTTTCATGCATGTGCTAGTTTTTATAACTCAGGT